AAGATAAAGTTTCACTATCTAAGTCTATTGATATAGCAGTAGAGCCATCTGATACATCTAAATCCTGTGCTGTAACCTGTGAATCAACATAAGCCTTGATTGATTGTTGTGAAGCAACCTTTGTAGCTGAATTAGATGACATATCATCTTCATCTAAAAATGCACTACCTGATAAAGCTGTATTTAATACTGGACTGTTTAAAACTGGACTTGTAAGAGTTTTGTTTGTGAGTGTAGCTGTTGTACCTGATATATAAGTATCAAGTCTTGTTACAGCTATCTGTTTCATAGTTCCGTTGTCATTTACTATGAATTGGTCTGCATCAACAATTACTACAGAACTTGCACTTGTATCACCATCTAAAATATTGATCTCTGTACCTGTTGTGGTAATTGCAGTTGAACCATTTATTTTTGGTGCTGTAAGTGTCTTATTTGTTAGTGTCTGTGAGCCTGTAAGCGTTACTACGCTATTATCTATTGCAAGTGTTATGTTATTACCACTTAGGCTACTGGTTAAACCTGTGCCACCTAAGATTCCAAATACTTCAGAGTCTAAATCAATAGAACCACTGTTAGAACCATCAGTTATGTCTAAATCTTCAGCAGTAATCTGTGTGTCAACGTATGCTTTAATAGATTGTTGTGATGCTACAGCAGTTGCACTATTTGATGAGAAATCGTCCTCATCTAAGAAAGCTGAACCTGATAATGTTCCATTCAACACTGGTGCAGTTAGAGTAGGTGATGTTAGTGTTTTATTAGTAAGGGTTTGTGTACCTGCTAATGTTGTTACAGTGGAATCAATACTAAATGTAACATTATTACCACTAGCAGTAGAATCAATACCAACACCACCTAGTAAACCTAGTGTTTCGCTATCTAAATCAATAGCAATGGTTGTAGAACCATCTGTAATATCTAAATCTTGTATAGTAACTTGGGCATCTACGTAAGCCTTGATACTTTGTTGGGTAGCTAAAGCAGTAGCACTGTTTGTACCCATATTATCTTCATCTAATATAGTATTTACAGTAGTACCACCGCCATTTAACTGAAGGTTATAAATCTTTTGTGTTACTGATTGTGCTTCTGTGGTATCTGAAGCAGTCCATTGAGTGTTTGCATGGTCATAAATTAGAATAGCACCATTGTTAGTTGCACTTGCGGTATTCTGATTAATACCTCTACCCATAATTGCACTTGGTCCAGCAAGACCTTGTGTGCCAACAGTGGTTATAGTTATGCCACTTGTACTTGTTATTTCTATTTGATTTACTGTACTCATGTTGTTATGTTCCTTCTGATACTGTAAGTACCTTCTATCAATCTTGTTACCACAGCAGCACCACTTGTGATCTCTAGGTCAAAGACACCATCATCAGGGGTTAAATTAGCTGTATCTGTAGCAGATATACTTAATGTTACTGTACCAGCACTTCCATCAATGCTCATACGACCATTTGATGTGGTTAAAGATATTACTGTGTCGGTAGCTGTTGGATTTTGTTTTAGTGACATTGCACCAGTAAAACCTGTTAGGTTGACTGCTGAACCTGCTGAATCTTTAAGAGTAAGTGTCTGCCCAAATGTAGCACCCTGCTCTATTATAAAATGATGATATCCTGCACTCATTAAAACTTCCTATAAATTGCATGGTATCTACCATTTAGCTTCTGCTATGTTAATCATAACAAAGAATTTAACTTGATGCTTTCTTTGTTGTTTTCTTTTTAGTAGTTTTCTTCTTTGCAGTTGTTTTCTTTGCTGGTGCTTCTCCACCTTCCCATGCTTCGTTTACATCAGGAGTTGAAAGGTCATCACCTATAAGTTGTCCTTTATCGTTTCTTGCTCTTTTGACTTCTTTAACTTCTGCTACAACATCTAATGTTTCTTCAACAGAATCTACTTTAACTTCCATAGCCCATCCATTATTAATGAATGTTTCCATGACTGAGTCTTGCCATTCACCTTGTGAATCAACGATCTCATTAGCTTTGTAAAGTTTTACTTCAGTTCCTTTCTCATTGCTTGATGCTGGTTTAGGAACAATTATTTTAAATTTTCTTGCCATGTTTATTATCCTAAAAAAGGGGAGTAATTAAACTCCCCTAAAGTTTGCTCAATTAAGCGTTATGGATAGTGTTTGACTTAGGAGCAACACGAGGTCTGCTCTTTACAATCACGCCACTTATCGGTGTACCATTTGAGTGTGTTCCTGCTTTCGCTAGAACTAATCTCAAATATCTTTTACCACCAACATAACCAATCTGCCAATCTCCACCTGCGGTATCAGGGTCTCCACCTGTAGTACCATCAAGTTTCAACCAAATTCCACCAGCAGCTATTGTTCCGTTGATAACATCAGCTTGTACACAATCAGTGTATGTTGAGTCATCATCAGAATGCTCTAATGAAATTTCAAAGTAGATTGAACTTGAAAGTGTATCACCTTCAGCTCCAACATCTACAATTGCAGTTGCTTCTTCAAAGCCTTTCAAATCTACACCAGTGCCATTAGCAGCAGCAGTTTTGACAGCATTGATAATTGAATTACTTACGACAATATTATGTGTTAAATCTTGCATAATTTACCCCTTAAGTAGAACATTTAAGTTTAGAGATAGCTTCTGCTTGTACTATTTGACCACCCACTCTCTTTCTAGCAATGTATCTTACATTACCAGTAGTAGCTTGTGTGAATGGGTCTCTTAGAACAGCTAAGTTAACTCTGTCAACAATCATATAAGCCCTTCTGAAGTCACCGAATGCAACTGGGAAAGTGTTAGCACCTTCACTTGGCATATCTGTAGCTTCAACATAAGGCTGTCCAAGAATAGTGTTTGTCACACCACCCTGTAAAGACATTCCTGCTTGGAACACATACTGACCAGCAGTATCTTTAAGTTTTCTTATTTTAGCTAAAGAAGTTCTGTTAAATACAAAAGTTCCATTTCTAGAATAATCAGACTTGACGTTGTGTACCAATGAGATCAGTCCATCAGCAGTAATTTCGTCTGCATCACCTGAATTTACATGTGAAACACCTGAGTGGTCCATAAATCCATGTGGTTTGCCTACTGAATCACCAACTACGAAAGCATTACCTTCAGCTTTAGCGAATTGCTCCGCAAACTCTGATTGCATTTCTGCTTCTAAGTCAAATACTGTGTCTTCTAAGTCTTGCTCTGAGATATCCACTAAAGCATACATTTCGTGTGCAGGGATTTCTTCAAGTCCGACTGAGTAACCAGTAGTTTCACTTCTTGTTCCACTTTCTGATACCCACTGAGCAGCAAACTGTCCGTCCCTTTTAGGAACTTGTATGCTTCTAGCACCAGTAGAACGAACTCTAGCAATACTTCTGATAGGTGAAATTTCAGTTACAGTTTTTAGTAACTCTCTCACATACTCAGGTGGTGCTAAATATCCGCCAGTTGAGTCATTGCTGACTGTTAGTGCTTTCTTCTCTACTGCATCAAGACCTTCCAGTCCTTTTCTACAGTAAGTATCAAACGCACCCATGTATTCATCTACTTGCTTAGATTCAAAACCTGAGTTTGGTCGTGTAACGATTGTCTCTAGTTTCTCAATTTGGCTTTTGATGTTATCAGCGTTAAGTTCAGCAGTTGTTAGTTTTTGATTAATGTCTTCATAAGAATCCATTTTAGCTTCCATCTTAGCTAATTTCTCATCCACATATGCTGTACTTTCGCCTTTTTCAATCTGCTCTAGTCTTTGGTCATTAACTTTTTTAAATTCTTCAAAAGTTGAGCCTAAGTCTGTTATAGCATTTTTTATATCTTCCGACATAATAATCTCCTATTAAGATTTTAAGGTTAAAGTTAAGTTCTTTATGGCATCTACCAATTCAACATTTGAGTCAACCTCTCGTTGACCGAATGCATCAGTGACTGCTTTTGCAGCCATCTTTGCTTCTGAACGAGAAAGACTGAAAGCATCACGCATTCCGTTTTCCCACTCTCTAATAGAAATCTCTTCACCTTTAACAGAACGAACAGTTGCCTGAGGGTTCATGGGAAAGGTTACTAACGACACTTCCATCAAATCTACTTCTTTAATAATACGTTTATTACCACGCTTATCATATGAAACTTCTTTTGGGTTTACTCTAAAGCCAATAGATAGACCATCTAATGCACCCATTTTTAATAATTCGTATGCTTCCGCACCTGCTTGTGTTTTAAGAGCAAGTCTGCCCTTAACTACTAAACCATGTTCATCTTCTTTGATCTCATCAAAGACACCAATAGGCATATCTGACTTGTGTTGATATAAGAGTTTTACATTTTGTGGTTTTCTTTTTTTAAGAGACTTTGCGAATGCACCTGCTTCTATAACATCATTACCTAAATCTTTATTTCCAAAGACAGAACCATATCCTTCAAATGTTCCATAGTTCTTATCTTCATCTTCATCATTGTAGGCTTTAATGCTGGATTTAATTTCAATAGATTCTTTTTCTAATTCTTTAGAGTCCATGTCATCTTCAGTTTCTTCAGAATCAGGTTTGCTTTTACCAAACTCTATTATGTAAGAGTCATCTGTTTCTTCTACTGCTCTTATGTGTTTTTCATCATTCTGAATAGAATCTTCTTTGTTTGAATCGTACTCGCTAGTACAGACAGCTAATCGTTGCTCGGAATCAGTATATTCACTCGCCATAGTGTCATCTCCCATACATCTTGTTATAAAATTTTGCCTAGACTCATTACTGTTGGGTTTTGGTATAGGCATATTTACATATATAGTATCTTATTGCATAGATTAGCACAATATATAGGGATATATAAAATAATTAAAATAATCCTTGATAAGTATTCCAATATGGGGTTATAATATGTATATACAATGATAAAGGAGAATAAAATGACACAACAATTAATAACTAAATTAGAACAAGCATTTGCAAAATGTGATGCTTATTATTTAGAACAAATACCAGCACAAGTTGAGGAAATGGTTAATTCATGGAGTGATATTATGAAAAAATATTATGATACTCATGAAAGGTCTGAATGGAAATATTTAACTTGTCCGTATGGTGCTGTTTTTCAAAAGAAATATAATTTCTATAATTTAAAAGACCATATTAAAAAAGATATTAAAGAAACAAAACAGAAACATAAAGCAAGAAATGAGAAGATTGCTAAAAAATTAGAACAAGCAGGAATTACTGATATTGATGCTATAAATTTTGAAATTAAGTATGGTGATGATTTTATAGGTTCTTGGATTATTGACGGATATAAAGTTACTATCAAGGTAATATTTGCAGGTGGTTATAATATCCAATGTTTACATAATAGAGTTCTTTGCAATGTAAAGGAGGTAGCATAATGAACAAAAAAGAATTTAATGAATATTTAGACAGTGTTTATTTAAAAACAGAATTTACTAAAACTACAAAGAAATCATCACAAAAATATTTAATAGCTATGGCTAGAATCATAGTAGCAAATATGACTTTGAACAGTGTCGTTGCTTTAGCAAAAGCACTTAGTGAGAGAGCAGAAGAGGTATCTAAATAATGGCTAAATTACAATTCACAAAAAGACAAATAGAAATTTTAAAAGATTCTATTGAATACGTATTATGCGACAAACTTGATCATTTTGAATGGGTTAAAAACAACAGTGACACATACACAGTTGAAACACCAAGAGAAATATATAACGAAGTAAAAATATTAACTAACATTAGAACTAAATTATGGGAGAGCAAATAGCTGACGGTATAGATTAAGATTCCATATCTCTTTCATCAGCGTAGATAATCACACATCTACAGTTGATGACATTAGCTACACCACCCTTTGAATCTCCAGCATATCCCATAGGAACACCACCAACAATAAAGTCTTCATTCATATCTACAATTTGACCATTAGCTGATGCATGAGCAGGTCTTGTTCTACCATCACTTGTTGCTACCCATTTCTTTAACATCTTTACACCTAAGTCTGCTTCTACAGTTTGATGGTACGAGTG